GGTGAAATGATGGGCAAGTTGCACAAAATAATAGGAGGTAAAGGATTATGAAGAAGAGGATTTTGTTGGTTATATTGGCATGTTGTCTGTGTATATTTTCATCATGCCGGACAGGGTCACGGCGGATGATCGTCGTTCTGGAAGATACAGGGATGATACAGAGCTTGCTGGTAGAACTGGACGCTGAATCTATCGCTGTTATTGAGCGGCTGGACATCATAAATGGCGTCTTATGCGAGCTATCGGCAGGGCAGCAGGCAGCACTTGAGCGCATGGTAGGGATAGCATACATAGAGCCTGATTATGCAGTAAGTATATTAGATACACCATCTGCGATGAAGGTAGAGGCGCAGGAGGTCGTCCCTGCGTTTGAAAATATCGACTGGGGAATGTATCGCATAAACGCCCCGGAAGCGTGGGAGATCGCCACTGGCGTAGGTATCAAGGTGGGAGTGATCGATACTGGCATAGATACAGACCATCCTGACCTGATCGGCGCTGTCGCTGGTGGGTATAGTGCGATAGGCAGTTCCTATGAGGATGACAACAACCACGGCACGGCGGTTAGTACGGTTATAGCTGCCCGCAAGAACGGTGTAGGAATAATAGGCATAGCGCCCGGCTGTACCCTGTATGCCATCAAGGTACTGAACGCCAAAGGTAGTGGTTGGATTTCTGACATAGTAAAAGGCTATCAGTGGGCATTAGGTCAGGAGCTTGACGTAGTGAATATGTCTCTGGGTAGCTACAACAGGTCGCAAGCGCTCATAGATGCTATGGATGCTGCTGCTGCGCAGGGCATGGCTACCGTATGCGCCAGCGGTAATGATGGGAAGGCGTCTGTGTGCTATCCTGCACGGAACTATAACGCTTTGGTAGTGGGCGCAAGTGGCTACGAGGACACTAGGGTTGAGTGGTCGAATTACGGTGAAGCCATGAAGAAGAATGGCATATTAGCACCGGGCGACTGGGTACTGGCAGGCAATAAGTCAGGTACATGGCAGCGCGTGAGTGGCACGAGCATTGCAACGCCGCATGTAGTAGGCGTGATTGCGCTTCTGCTGGAAATCAAGTGGTGCGACCGCGAGTTTATCTTTGAGGGGTGTTCATTAGGATTATCGCCAACGCTAAAGGACGGTCACGGCTTGCTGAACGCACGGAAGGCGCTTGATGTCATGATAGATGCGTATTATGATCTGGGGATAACAGATTGAAGGGGGTAGACATGGCAAAGATGCCAAAGAGAATCACCTATGGCATAGTAGCGATCAACGACCGGCAGATACCGCACGCTTACCAGATACCGATCATAACGGCACATCTTCGCGCTAAGATTATTCCTGAGCGGGTCAGCATCGGCAATACGGCCTGTGTAAGCGTTAGGATGCAAGTCAGGACTGAGCGCAGAAAGTCCGTTCAATCAATGGTGATATTGGCAGGGCGGATATATAATTTCATTTGCCGTGCCTGTCGGATTAAGTATTCGCTTGATCTAAAATTAGGTGAGATGGGAATACACTAATGCAAATACCAACCAAAAGAATAATCAGTAATACTGCCTTCCACGACCTGATACTCGACATTATCCTGAAAGAGGATGAATGGCTAAACGAGGCTCAGGCAGAGCGCAAGTGGGAGATATTCGTCAAGCGCGCTGATGTCCATGAGAAGCGGATGCGGATATGGATGGTGGACGTATTCAGGCGTCAGCAGGCGGACACGCTGGCTAACATGGCAGCCACGCCTAACAGAGGCTTGCGAGGATGGCTCACGGCGAACAAACCTATCAATGCTGGTGTAATTGCTAAGGACATCATAGATGCGTGGGTATTTCCGCTAGATGAGTGGGTGGAAAGGATGCAAACCGTAAGCGGGGTATATTTAACCGACGCTATGGTAGAGACGGGGCAGGCGGAACTGATTGACCTTGTGTCAGATGCTACTTTCAATGTAGCAGACCCGCGGGCACAGGCGTTCATCAATAACCGCACGTTCAAGTTTTCCACCGATGTCAATGTAGCCACACAGGACGCGCTGCGAGCTTCGCTATCCGAGGGGCTGGCTACTGGCGAGGGAATGCCTGCGCTGCGTAACAGGGTTATTGATGTATTCACCAACGGATATGGCGCGCTGGATTTGAGGGCGTCTAAGGTGCGGGCTGACATGATTGCGCGGTCGGAGATAATACGGGCGTCTAACGCCGGGGCTGAGTTGGCGTATATGCAGAGTGGTGTTGTGGAGGCTAAAATGTGGTATAGTGCGTTGACAGATCGCACCTGTATTTTTTGCCTAGACATGCACAAGAAGCCGATGGGGTTAGGCATCCCGTTCTTCGAGCAGGGCGATACTATGACTGTTGATGGCAAGACTATCAAGCTGGATTATGAGGAGGTAAGGTATCCGCCACTTCACCCGCGCTGCTATGATTTTGAGACATTGGTGCGAACTAGTCGAGGATGGTTGCCGATCAAGGATGTTATTGTTGGAGATGGTGCAACTACTATCAATCCAGCGACCCAAAAGTTTGAATGGGGTACTGTGATCAATACTGTTAAGTATCTACAGGATGAGATGGTTCATATCACTAGTAAGGATGGCGCCTTTGACATGATGGTTACGCCCAACCATACTTTCTTTGGATATACACAATCATTGATAGGTAAACTAAAACCTGTATTTATTGATGGGATTGATAATTTGCCACGCGGCTTTTTATTTTCCCACGCAGGGAGTTTTACTCGGTTTAAGAAATTGCAGGTCGAGCGTATTCAATATAATGACATGGTATACGACGTAGAAGTTGATCGTAATCATACCATATTTACAGTGAGGAATAATTGTTTTATTGTAGGTAGCAATTGCAGGTGTACTTTGCTGCCTGTGGTTATTGACGTACCGAGATAACAACTGACCCGCCAGAATACGTCGAGGGGCGGGTGTGCTGAAAGGAGCGGATAATGATAGTCACTTACGAGATGGTACATCATAAATCAGAAGGGCGGCATCCCGCATGGTCGCGTAATGAAGTAAAAGAGGTAAAGTTCTGCTGTGATTATATAAAGCCACAATGGGGGGAGAACATAGGCTTTGGCAAATCCAGTAATAATTACTCACCTAAAATTCATCTCTATTTTATTGAGATTTTGGGATGGGATAATGACGAAACATTGTCGTATCCGATAAGCTTCTGCCCATTCTGCGGGAAGCCTATTGAGTGCGTAGAGGCTACAAAAGAATAAGGATAGACGTGCCGAAAGGAGCGAACAATGTTCAAGTACATACACCTGAGCTTAGATGACCTATACACCGATGGATATTTCTACACAGACTACGACATAGGCGGTGATGGTCACTGGATAATCATCAAGGCAGCCGATAGAGAGAAGTTCCTTGATGCTTTTGCCGCTGAATTCAGGGCACGGACGGAGGCAAAACTCATTGGCAAAAACACCGAATATCTGTCATAGGCAAAAATAAAAGTGGCAAAAACCACTACTGACAGCGACTTATATAAGTGAGGGAGTGAATATTTATGCGATACACATTATATAGCCATGAATTAAATAGAGAACTCACAGAGCTTGAATCTTTGCAGATCGGCCTGTCATTGCGGCCAGACGGTAGAATCATACAGCATGTGTTCGATGAGATAAGTAGTGACGGTGATTATACGCAGGACGTATCTGATAAATATGGCGTTGCGGTAATAGACGATTCCAACCTGCCAGACGATCACTGGATGGTAGATACTGAAGATGAGGTTGAGATAGAAAGGAGCGGGGATGACACGAGAAAAGTTTGACTTGAAAATAGATGAACATTGTAATAAAAACAGCTTATTCTTGCCCCGTCATCAAAGCATTAGCGACCCAGATATTCGCGACTTTCTCTGGAAGCTGGCAGAAGATCACAAGAATATATACGACGATGATGTCGTTATCCCCTTCCCGATTGATCGTCGGCCTGTTACTGTGGATATAACGAGTATCAAGAAAAAGAAGCTGAATTTGGTGGTGCCCGATGAGCTATAAATACCAGATAGGCTGTGGCGACGAGATGGGCAGCGAGGCTTTTCAGCTTGAGCATGACGAACAATTCACGAATGACGAGTTGACTGCCATGATAGGCGAGGCTGTTTTAGATATACTAGCGAAAGAAGGGAAGCGAAGCGGCAGGCTTTCGCATGGCTTCGGTGAGTATCCCCGCAACATTATCACATGGCTAGTTGATAACAAGGGATTTAGTAAGATAGAATACCAAGTCAACTGGTGGGTAAGTAGTAGGCATTCTATCTTCGATAAGTCTGAATGGTATGACGTCAACGATAATTACCCTGATAGTGTCAACTTGGCTGCCATCGCTGACATTATGAACGCCGCGGGCTATGACAGAACAGACGATGGCTATCTGTTAGGCGGAGACATCCAGTCATATTTGTTTACGCAAAACCCACAGACGGTGGAGGAAGCAAAACAGATAGTTATCGGTTGCTTTTGTGATGAAGATTTGAGCTATCAAGACATAATGGATAGAACGACACTGGATTTAGATATAATTGTTAGTGTATGTAGAAAGCACAATGAAGAAATCAAGGACTAATACATGAAATAATATCAAATAACTAAATATTGCGGGATAGTTGAATAGCTCCTTTCAGCATGGGACATTGGAATCTCCTGACTCGCTCCATTCAACTATCCCGCACCTTAAAAGCCGGGTAATTGTGCAGAGTTTATGTTCTTACCCGGCTTTTTCTTTGCCTATTACCCGGCAACATTACAACGCTCATGACAGGAGACGATATGGATAATATAACATTAGACGCATTCATGGCACAGCTTGGCGAAGCTAATTCCAAGATACTGCCAGTTGCAGAAAGCGTGGCAAAGCGGCTCAAGGCAGATTATAACATGAGCGTAGATAGCTCAGAATACGTGCTGAAAGATAGCGTCCCGGATGTTCGCGACATTCCCGCCAACGACTTCAAGAATCCCGACAGAGAACGCACCGTTACCTCATACATAAATACTATCACCAAAGACCGTGACGACGAGGTAGTATTACCCGAAGGTGCTATGTTGAACGATTACAGGACGCTGCCTATCGTCTTATTCGGACACCAATACGATCAGCTAGGAGTTGCCAAGAATGAGTGGATCGTCCCTACTGACAGGAACAACATTGACCGCAACTACGGCTTGATTGCGCACTCGCGCTATGCCAGTATAAAGGCCAACCCATTCGCAGATCAGGTGTATAACTGGCGGCTAGAGGAGATGCCGATGGGAGAGTCTATTGGCTTTGTGCCTGTTGAGTTCGTAACCCCTGATGATAAGGCGTGGGAGAAGCTATATGATAGCTGGGTCAAGCGCGTGACGGGCTTTCTGCGCGGCAAGGGGCTTGAGATAGGCGAGGCTGCTCTGGAAGGCATCAAGCGCATATTCACCAAATGGCTGCTGCTGGAATATAGCGACGTGATGGTTCCCAGCAATGCCCATGCCGTGACGCTGGCGGTCCAGAAGGGCTTGCTGACTAGCGATGACATAGAGCGGTATACGATCAAAGTGCCGGATGACGAGCCAATAAAAACACCTATATACGAGAACGGGAAAAAGATTGGCGACTTTATCATTCCGCCTAATATATATTCAATGGCAGCTTCTCGATATGATACAGTCACTCAGGGATATGGTGCGGCTGCTGGTGTACCGCCAGATGACATACCGGGAATCTCTATCGGAAAAGACAATCTAGTCACCAAGCCAGAGACGACCGAAGAGTACCACCGCATCCCGGTCAATGACTGCACTATCACAGCCACTATTGACATCGACAAAGAGAAGGGCATCAAGGCGCTATACTGTGGCGATGATAAGAAGGTGGCTACCTACCTGTTTGACAAAGAGCAATGGTCAATGGCGGAAGCTAAGGCGTGGGTAGCGGAAAATAAGGATGCCTTGGATAATATTGAATTGGTTATCAAAGAAGGCCGTGTCATATCCGCCAAGAACAGGGTAATCCTGCAAAACACTTATGATGCGACTGGAAATGCCCGTGAAGCATTAGGGGAATTACTGAAGGCCACTGAGCCAGATCAAGATGAAATTGATCTTGAAACAATAGATAATAAGAGTATAAATACAACGCGATGGAACAAGTCGCTATCCAAAGCATTCGATGTACCTGAAAAAGATGATACACCCACCACGTACATATACGGCATAATGAAGGAATTTCTCGGCTGCGATACTAAGGAGATATTTATAAATAAGTACCTGATCCCTTGTCCATTGCTTCCAACATATCTGTCAGCGTTCAAGAACGTTCTTGGCGGATTTACAGATATAGATACACGGAACTTTGGCAGGGATGTGGAAGTCCCGCCTATCTATGAAGTCGTCAAGCTTAACTCTACAGAAACAGATGATTTTCTGATCGAGGGTATGGGCTTCTATAAGGCGAATGACAAACCACTTATAGTTGAATTCTGTCCTACTTGGTATGGTATCAATGTATCTTTGATAACAACTACGGTAAATCGTGACTGGAACAAGGAGCTATTAGTAAAAGTACAGCAATGGGTCAAGGATAACAACTTCCTGAAGGGCGAGAAATTTGCGCTTAGTGGCGAATTTCTGGATGAAACAAGTGATGAATGGTCTGATATTGTGCTGGATAACGAGATAGAAGACCCTATCAGGAAGTCCATATCTTCGTTGAATACTAAGGGCAAGAGCATGGGTAGCAGGGGGCTAATGTTCGTTGGGCCGCCCGGCACGGGAAAGACGAAGACTGGCAGGATCATGATGAAAGCCCCGAATACTACCTTTATCTGGGTATCCAGCGAGGATTTCGGGCGTATGAGTTCCGATAGAGTTATATCGCTGGCCTTTAGCCTAGCGCGTGATTTAGCCCCGACAATACTTTTCATTGAAGATATTGACACATGGTTGCGAACATATATGGTTGACCTGCTGAAGACGACGATGGATGGCTTGAAGCAGAACAAGGGCATTATCACTGTCCTGACAAGCAACGATCCCGAAAGATTACCTGACGCCCTTCTGGACAGACCGGGGCGCTTTCATCACATACTGGAATTCTCATTGCCGTCAAGCAAGCTGCGGTCAGAGATGATAACTAAGTGGGTTGGTGAAATCGAAGATAGCGTCTTGAAAGATTTGCTGTCCAAAACAGAGGGCTTCTCTGGGGCGCATATTGAGGAACTGGTAACGTGGGCAAAGATGCTGGCAGAGGATGACGACATACCGCTTGCTGCCGCCTTGATGCAGAGCCTCGACCGCCTGCTATCACAGAGACAGCTTATATCACGTATACGAGAAGGCAAGAAGGGTGTTGAATGGATCGACCTTGCCGCAATAGAGGATAAAAGTATAGATGACATCGACCTTGATGATATTGACGTGACGCCGGTAGGCAATATAGACTGGGGTACTGTACCGCTGGTCAAGAATGATGATATTAGCCTATCGGATGCAGATATAGAAGAACTTACTGGCTTAATAGCAGAAAATATGGACATGGACGTAATTACAAGCATGGTGGTGGATAAGTTTGTAACAGCTAAGGCAGATGAATCCGAGGCTGTACAGACCATTCCCTCACCACTGGACTTACTCAGTAAAGCCCGCGGGAAGGTAATCTCGCTGGATACTGAGTAAGTATAACTTCATTGTAGAGCTATCAGGCGACCGCTTGCTGGAGATAGATGAAGCTACAAGCTAAGAGCTATCAGGCAGGTACGGGGCTGGAGATAGTAGCAATCTTTGGAAGAATACAAACACTTAACATATACAATGAGGTGGACAATAATGGACTTAAAAGAACTGGCCGAAAAACTAGCTCCCGGAATGGTGGATGAATTAGCTCCCGCTCTGTGGGCAAAGATAGAGCCATCAATTACTATGCTTCTGGAGGCAGAAAAGACTGCTAGAGAGGCCAATGATACCGAGGCTCTTGCTGGTATAAGCAAAACGCAAGAAGAATTTGCGGCTGCTCTGGAAGAGATGAAGGCCTCAATTCCTGAGAAGAGGATTCCCTCTCAGGAGGAAATCGAGGATAACGCCGAGCATAACCCGCTTCACAAGGGCAAGTTCAAGAGCCTGAATCACTTCCTGACTGATATGGTCAAGGAGGCTGGCAACAATCTCACTGCTGAGATGGCTGACTGGCGACAGGTAGTTGCCGATTCTGGCAAAAAGGGCATGGGTAACATCAAGGCAACCCAGACTGTCGGATCGATGGAAGCTGGTGGCGCATTGATGCCCGAAGGCTTCAGCACAGAAGTCTACGAGCGGCTTATAGTTGAAAGCCCGATTATGCGTCAGGCTCAGATCATACCGATGCAGGAATTGATACTCAATATTCCGTATATAGCAGGCTTTGACGAATCTCAGGGCTTCTACTTCGGCAACGTGAAATGGTACTGGACTGGCGAAGGCGCCACAAAGACCAGCACTAACTTCGAGACCGGGACGGTTACTTTGCAGCTTAATGAGCTAACTGGTATGGTAACGGCCACCGACTTGTTACTGAAACATTCCCCAACAAGCGTTAAAGCCATAATCGACCGGGCATTTTCGCGGGGTATGGCTCAGGCGATCACTCGCGCATGTATCCGTGGCACTGGCGCAGGGATGCCGCAGGGCGTCTTTAATGCTGTATGTGAGATTGAGCGGGCGAAGGAAACTGGACAGGCTGCTGATGTCATCACCACTCGTAATCTATATGACATGCTGGCTAGATTGTATTCGCCAGACGGTCGTGTTGGCGAGGGTACGTGGTATGCTAATAAGACTACGATGCCAACATTGGGCGAGTTGACTATTGGCGTAGGAACTGGCGGAACAGCACTGTTCTTAGACCGGATACAAGACCCTGCGGTCTGGCGACTATTGGGCATGGAGATCGAGTTCAATACCATGATGTCCGCAGTTGGCGATAACGGCGATATTGGCCTGTTCGACTGGTCGCAGTATATGATCGGTCAGTGGGGTTCTGGCGGTGTTGAAGAGGATATGAGCATTCATCTATACTTCGATACTAATAAGACAGTCTTCCGCTTTGTCACGCTGTTTGACGGGCGCTGTTGGTGGCCGGAAAAGTTCAAGCCCGAATATGGCGACCCGCAGTCACCATTCGTTACTCTGGCAGAAAGAGCATAACTGCTCATAATATAAATTGAGGTGAAACAAAATGAAGGTTTATGATACACCCCCTCCGGGGCACATGCTTTCAATCGGGCCGGAAGACACTAACACTGGCGATAACGCCGGTATGTGGGGATCGTTAGAGAACGCTCGCGGCGCTTGGATATACTTTGGCTGGGGCGATACCAATGGCGGCACGACCGTCGTGACACTGGATCAGGCTACTGCTTCGGCAGGCACAGGCACGAAGACGCTTGGCTTTACCACATATTACATGGGCGGACAGCGGCTTGATATTGGCGCAACCACTATCGCATATGTCGTTGGCGAAACCGTAACTGGCGGTTCGTCAAACAACACCGCAAGGGTCAGCGAGATCAGTTCTGATACATTGGTAGTAACGCCCATCACGGGATCGACTACGTGGACTGATGGCGAGGACATTGATGGTGCAGGTGGCGCGTCTGCAACCCTGGATGGCACAGGTCGGGACGAGGATATATGGGTCCCGCTTACTGCCACCAACGATACATTTACAACTGTCGCTCTAACGTGGATAAAATACGCCATAAATGTGAACGAGACCATGCTGGATCAGGCCGCCGACTTTACCCATTTCCAGCTAGACCTCGCTCAAACGAGCAGTGGCTCGGCGATAGGCTGGGGCGAGTATAACTTCTACGGCGAGAGCATCCGTAAAGCCCCTGGTATTAGCTACATGGGTACTCAGAAAACCGTATAGGTGATGATATGAAAGTGCTTTTTCTAAAGACATATCGCGGCTACCAGTCGGGCGATGAATGCGAGATTCGTAACGCTGTATTAGTTCGTTCTCTGATCGCCCGTGGAATTGTAATCGCAAAAGGCCAGAAGATTAAGCGCATAGATGCGCCGGTTAGTAACAAGATGCTGACTGGCGCACCTATAAACAAATAGATAGTAGACAATCACAAAAGCTGGGTCGCTGTGAAAGCAGTAAGTGCCCGGCGACTCGCTTCCAACAAGGGTTCAAACCCCGAAAAGGAAGATGATACAAAATGGCAACAAATAAGGATAATACAAATACTTCCCTGTTTTCAAGAGCTACGCACAGTGTATATGTAATAGAAGATAAGGGAAATTCTACAGGCAACCGATTCTTCGTTGATTCTGGAAAGGCAACTACGGGCGGGGATACGCAGGGATTCGGCTCCAACCCAGATAAGCCGTTTCTAACTTTGGACTACGCGGTCGCTTCTGCTTCTGGTCACCTCACTGCCGACAACGGTGATATTATCTATGTAATGCCCGGTCATACCGAAAGCTGCGTTTCTGCTGGCGATATTACAATGGACGTGGCAGGCGTGACGGTGATCGGATTAGGCGACATAGGCTCACGCCCTGTAATCACCTTCGATACTGCCGACACTGCCGACTTAGAGATCGACGCCGCGAATATTACGATCAAAAATATCAGCTTCCGCTGCGATATAGCTGACTTAGCGGCTGCTATTGACGTAGATGCCGCTCACTTCCATATAAAGGATTGCTCATTTGTAGGCACTGATGCCGCAGACGAGGCCTTCCTGATTACCATAATCACCGATGCCGCTGCAAATGACATGATTGTTGAGTCGTGCGACTTCAATTATATGTATGCTGAAGATGCTACAGCGATCACTACCGTATCGACTGAATGTATCAGGCTGGTTGGCGCTGACAGGGCGATCATCAAGGACTGCTATATAAGCGGCGATTTCACTACGTCTGCTATCAATTCAGTCACCACAGAGAGTCTGGGTGTGCAGGTTCTGGGTAACAGAATACAGAACACCGCTACTGAGAATATTTCAGGCGCTATTGACATGGACAGCAACACGACTGGCTTTATCGGTGACGAAAATGAGATGTATGCTGCCGACCCGACCTCGCCCAATGATGTGATGGACGATGGCGCTTGTGTGGTTGGCGTGAACTGGGTAGTTAATGACATTGGCGAAGCGCCGATCTTATGGGGTACTGCTGACAGTGAAAGCATAGCTGGCAAGATTGACGTTATTGACGCATACCACGACGTACCTGCTGCTGATTCTGATTCTAACGCGCAAATGAACGAGGTTCTCGGTAACAAGACAGATGCGCTCAGTACGGGCGCGGTAGGCACTACTCGTAGCGTTATACGATACCTGAAACAGCTAGTAACTGAACTTCAAGTAGTCGATGGTATAGTAGATACTATCGATCTCTATCACGACATACCAGCTACAGACAGTGCCTCAAACGTTCAAATGAATGAGGTATTGGGTAGCAAAGCTGATACCCTCAGTACGGGCGCGGTAGGCACTACTCGTAGCGTGATCCGGTATCTAAAGCAGCTTGTCACAGAACTTCAGGTTGTTGATGGCATAGTTGATACCATCGACCTGTATCACGATATACCTGCAACCGACAGCGCCTCAAACGTCCAGATGAATGAGGTACTTGGAAGCAAGGCAGATACGCTTAGTACAGGAGCGGTTGGTACAACCCGAAGCGTAATAAGGTATCTGAAGCAATTAGTTACCGAGTTACAGGTGGTAGATGGCATCGTAGACACTATCGACCTCTATCATGACATACCGGCTACTGACAGCGCCAGTAATGTCCAGATGAACGAAGTGATTGGCAGCAAGGCGGATACCCTTAGCACAGGCGCAGTAGGAACTACTCGCAGCGCAATACGCTACCTGAAACAGCTTGTTACGGAACTACAGGTAGTAGACCTCTACCACGACATACCCGCCACAGATAGTGCTAGTAACGCCCAAATGAATGAGGTATTGGGTAGTAAAGCTGACACGCTTAGTACGGGTGCGGTGGGAACGACTCGTAGTGTAATTCGCTATCTGAAACAGTTGGTGACAGAGTTACAGGTTGTTGACGGCATCGTAGACACTATTGACATATACCATGATATACCTGCAACTGACAGTGCCAGTAACGTACAAATGAACGAAGTGCTAGGTAGCAAGGCGGACACATTAAGTACCGGCGCAGTTGGTACTACTCGCAGCGTAATCAGGTATCTAAAACAGCTTGTGACCGAATTGCAAGTTGTGGATGGCATAGTCG